TCAAATAATCTTTTTATTGTTGCATGATTGAGATATTTTAAAGCCTTGAGATATTTTTCGTCGTTCATAGCGTTACGTTCCATTCTAAATCAAATTCTCTGCAACATGTATCGTCCATGTCTCGTTTCCTTGTAAATCGAACCCAATCTCTTTTATTGCCGTCATTATCAATGGTATCTTGTTGGTATGTTACTTCGTCAAGTGTGTACTCATGACCGCAATAACAACATCTGATCTTAACTATAACATCGTCAGAAATCAAATCCTTATAGTACGAGCTAGGAACAGTTGTCCATATTTCGCCGAAGATAGCTATACCAACATCGACGCCGTCTTTGATAAACATAGTATTTTTGAAAAGCCTATGTTCATAGTAAGTGATAATATCTTGATCAGCAAACGTTGTTTTTAATTGTTGGTGAATTTGATCAATTGAAACATATTGTGTTGTCACTTGTCCAATGTACCATCGACTGCCAGATGCTTTCATTCTTTTCACTTCCAGAGGATCGTCAACAATTCTTGACAAGTATTCTCTGTCGGAACTTCCTTCGCTATAATGTTCTTTAGGAAGACCATCACAAGTCTTTTTTACGTAACTACAGTAATAATGCTGAGCGTCAGCGTCTTGACCGATATATGTTGTGATGTTTGCTAAAATCATTGCTTTATTTTTAATTGTTATATGTGCTTATACGTTGTGTTTTTAAAAAGGTTACAAAATTAATAAGAAATTACTCGAACTTTTAATCCATGCTCTCTGGCAAGGTCAATCATGTGCTTAGTACCTTTGCTTTTACCATCCCAGAAAGCGATTAAAGCATCAGCATATTCTGCCATTTCTTTATTTCGAATGTAGCCAGCACTCTTTTTATACCTATCCCAATCAGCAGGGTGACTTGATATTCTTAGTCCATGTTCTCTGGCATATCGTTCGCCAAGCTTGTCTGCCCCATTAGCAGCACCGCTTACAATCTCTGCATTTGGCTCATTTTTCAAGAAATACGAGCAAGCTGACTTTAATTTCTTATAGTCGTAAAAGTCTCTGCCGCCAGCAATTATTACTTTCATTGTAATTGTTTATAGCTTATACGATGAAAACAAAAAAAGGTTACAAAATAAATGAATATTTCATAACCTTTTCGAGGTGAGCTTAAAAACGGAATTTAATATATCGTGAAGTTCATATCATATCTGTCTAATGGCTGTTCAACTGAACCTGCACCAGCCGCCATTATTTGTCCATGCAACTCGCTGGGTCTACCTTTGTCGTTTGTAAACTTGAAAGTGAGTTCCCATTTCTTATATGTATTTGGAAATTCAGGCGAATACTGTGAACCTGTCATATCGTAGTCAATGCCAGCATTATCTAATGCTTTGTAGATTGCGGCTACTGGTTGCCATGAATCGTCTCTATAAATACCTGTGTGAAAGGCTTTTCTTGCAACGTTTCCAACATATGTTCTTGCTTTCTGATTGCTCATGCCGTTAAGCACTGTTTCAACAGGTGCATCCATATCTTCTTTGATTAAGATTTTGTCAACGTCCTCATTGATAACTGTTGATATGCCAGCAAGGTCACGTAATCTTGAAACGTAATCCTCTTTAATAAGTATTTTATCAGTTCTCATGTCAATATTTTTATATAAATACGTAATTCATAAATAAAGGTTACAACTTACCACCTATTTTGTTGTTTTTTTGGAGCATAATGGTCTTTCCATACGCCTTCGCTTAGTCCAAAGTCCACAATAACAGCAGCATCCTTGCCGTCTCTTTTTACTTTGCCCCAAGAACTTAGTCTAAAAAGGTCATACATCTGCATTCCGTAGCTTCCTATAAAGTCTTGTAGGCTATAACCAAATTCGGATTCGCCTAAGAATTCATTAACCTCTGGTGAAACTTTTTCCCTTGTATTCTTAAATGTTTGAGTAAGCCACATTTCTAAAGAATTTTCGCCATTCAAAGGTACGCCGACTATTCTTTTAAACTCGCCAGCAGACATTTTTTGAGCTAATTCCATTTCCACCCAATAATTATCAGTATCATCCCACTCAAAACATTTTGTGACGATATCGCCATATTGTTGCTGAACGTACTGATCTGATTCCATTTCGTTCTGAGCTATTCCTTTTTGATTCTTAGCCAGTTTTAAGACCTTTTCTTCGTCGATCTTATAAACAATCCTACCTGAACCTGATGATATCCTCTGTAGCCTCTCTGCGCAATACTTAGCCTTTGCAGCGAATGATCTGGCATTCTTAAATGCTTCCATGCTGAAAGAGGCTGGATAAGCCATTTCGTTAATTTCTTCGTTGATTATTTCTGATAATTTCATAATTATATGTTATAACCCCATTCATGCATACTGTTTCCATCGGTATACAAGTTATGTGCTGACACCGTCTTTCTCAATATTCTATATTTACCCTTGCCTAAATTACTGTCGCCATGTACTTTAGCATAAGGCAAATCAATTGTCACCCAATCGCCATCACTAATTTTTATTTTGTCGAAATCTTCCTCTGGCATTTTAGACAACTTGTCAATTTCATCAGATAAATACCCGTAGTACTCGCTTCGATTCTTCCAGTTATCAATATTTGGTGGCATTTTGCCATACTTTTGAATATATGCTTGTTGCTTCTTATAGTCCCAAATTTTTTCTTCATTGCTTAATACCTTTGGCACTGCTCTGTAGATAATAATTTGCTTATTTGGCTTGTTTCTTGCAGACACAATTATGCTATGGGCAATGTTATCGAAAGGGAAACCGTCGCCATAATATAATGTTCCTTTAGCTGTATAAATATCTTCGGGATAAGTGCCAGTAAGATCATTCATAGGAGCATCTTCCTTAGTAGGTGCTGTATGCACACCACGATAGTCGTCCTCTAATTCATTGATAGCCTCTTTGATGATCTTTAATAAATTCATAATTATTTGATATAAATATAAATACTTATCATCTTGTATATCTACGAATTTTTGTTAAATATTTACTCTTTGGATTGATTTGTGCAATTGCTTTAATCATTGGTTCATATAAGCCAGCTTCAAGAATTTGAACTTCCTTAGCCTCACTTCTACTCATTACGTAGTTGGTTTTAAATTCTTCTTTAGTAATCTTATAATGCTCGTTGTACCAAACAGTGTAACTATATGTCTCACTGTCCCATGACTCTCCAACATACATATACAAAGTGGCAAAACCGCCGTACTCGTTAATATTTGAATCTGCTGAAATCTTTGTGATTTTATTTTTATCACTACCTAGACCAATCAGCCATTGAAAATCAGCATCACTCATTTCAGGCATAACAGGTGCAGCAGCATCTTTAGTAGTTACATTGGCACTTACTAGAGGTATCTTATTGAATTTAAGATTATTATATCTTACGATTTTGTTCAAAAGACCAACTTCTTTCGTAGTTAGGATCGCTTTACTAGGGTCAACTTTGTGACTAAGTGTTTGACTGCCATAACTTTTATAATCGCCAGAAGTGTCGGATTCGATATCAGATTCCCAGCTAAAGTCATTATATCCAAAGTTGTATTCGAATACGGTGTCATTAGCCATGTAAATAGTTAATATTTTTCTTTGTCTTTCATCTTCGTTATAGTCGGGAGTTGATATGAAAATGATTTTACTTCCTAGGAATGGTTGACCGAAGAATAGTTTCTTCTTGGTTTCCCAATATCTACGTTCAATGAGTTTTTTGATTAGGTTTTCCTTAGCGTATAAATCCTGAGCTTCTTCTGATTGATAGTAGTTGAAGTCACGACTTGCAGCCGCATAATTATCATTGCCTTGTTTATCAATTTTGGCAAGTATATCTCTAAGTTGATCATTACTAAGCTTTGAAAATTCGTCTACGAACTTTTCCTCACGTGGAGTTAGTTGTTCATCATGTCCGCCGAACCATCCTTCGAACCTATTAACTTCCTCATTGATAATCCTTGATAATTTATTCATTGTGACGTATATTTTTATAAATACTTATACGTTAGAAATAAGAAAAGGTTACACAAATAATTTCGAAGCCCAATAATTTTTCAATAGCGTTTGCAATAAAATAGAGCAATTTGAAAAAGACGATACACCTTCGCTGATAATTTCCTCTACTTCACCGCTTAGATAAATCCTGAATATATTACCACGCCATTTGAAAATAATTGATTGTGGCTCTGACGTAAAGTCCAAATTGTTTATCAGTTCGGGATTTGGCATACAGTTTAGTATTGCCAGTAGTAATGATTCTTTTGTATCAAACATGATATTAAAAATTTGTACGATTGATTTCTTTTTGAACAGCTGTCACTAAGTCATAATGACCGAATGTTAAATCAAGTGCTTTCAAACTCTTTTCATTGATTGGCGTCCATGCCAAATCAGATGCTTCCTCATTTAATACAAGTTCTGGAAGTGTTTTAAACATGTAAACCTTTGCAAACGATATTGATACATTCTGTCTATTAGACGTTTCATGATTTGAGTCGATATGAAAATACGGCATATTCCGCATTAATTCCTTTTCATGATCTCTCATTAGAAAACCAGTTTCTTCATACACTTCACGCTCAACAGCTTCTTCAAGTGTTTCATTATAATCGAGATATCCGCATGGCAAGCACCATCTATTTGGTTTATCGGGCATCTTATCCGATCTCTTCACAGTGAGAACACGCATTGTGAAATTATCGGTAATAGCTAAGATAATGCCCACAACAGCAACGCTTCGTGATAGCCATAATTCGCCATCTTGGGTATTATAACACTTATTTGGTAGATTTTTAAACATTTTTCACCGATTTTATGTAATGATATGTAATAACTAAAGGGTCAGCCGACAGTCCTTGTTGATCTAAATTGATATAAGCCAAGGCATCTTTGTATTCGTCAAATTTTATTGCCACAAGGACGCCATTTATAGACTTTACAAAATATTTCCATACGTCGTCTTTAAATTGTGGCAAGAATTCACTTGTGCCACCAATAAAATATCGTTCTTCTATTCTATATTCTTTCATAATTATTTTATATTACCAGCTGTCACCAGCACCGCCGCCGCCGAATGCGCCACCGCCGAAATCTAAAGATGAATCTGTGGCAGATGAACTTGAACCCATGTCCGAATCGTCACTAAACATACTGCCTGAATCGCTTAAAGCATCGGCAATAAGTAATGTTGTGAATAAGCCCATACCGTCTGAGTTACCATCTTCGTCACTCTCCGAAATTGAGTGTGTTGGCTCGTCAAAGGTTGACGTAAATAAACGCTGTTTACTGAAAGGCAACTTGCGATAATAACTTTCGTTGATCACATGACCTGATTGAATGTTTCTGTAGTTCATAATACAAGATTTTTATAATTATACGTTTAAAATAAAAAAAGGCTACACTTTTGGTATATATTCTTCTGGAAATCTTTTTCCTTCCCATAGTACAGGCTTTTTTAATGCTTCTTTCATTCGGTTTAGCACCCAGCCAAGACCTTTCATGGTGTCGCTACCAACGCCAACAGGATTAGCCGTATAACCATCAGGGACGCCTTCGTCATTATAATAGACTTCATAAAACTCTAAAGATATTTCATCTGGATAAGTTTTATTGCTTACGGCAAGCACTCTATAATTCCAATGTGACATGACTATTTCTTTTTATCAAAAAATATGAGACTATCCATGAAATCATTCCATTTTTTAAATGGTTGTGGCGCACCAAGTAGCCATAATACGACTAAAAATGCGAATGCAATACAACTAAAAATGACATCAGTCAATATTCCTATAACTAAATTTAATCTTATCATAGCTTTATTTACATTCGTGAGATTCTGTATTCCATTTCTTCTATCGACATTTTATGCTCAACTACTCTTTTCTTCGTCGGTCTTGGAATGCTTTCATTTTCGGCATAAAACTTGTGACTTAGCACATGTGGTCGCTTAGATGCAATCGCATCAGCTTTATCCTGATTCTTGCATCGAAAGCTTTCCGTATGATCTTTGAACGTAAAAATTACTTTTCCCATTTTATTTATTTTCTATATTATACGAGTAAGACTGAAAAAGGTTACACTTAATCAATGTATCTTTCAATCATTTTACACATAGACTCATAAGCCTCTTCAAATGACAAATTAGAAAACTTCCAAAAGGCTGTGCTATAGTTACCGCCGCAATTATAATCAACGTCAACGCCGATTCCATTGTGAAAGATATAGATGCCAACACTAAAGGATGAACATTTATCAAAGTAAAGATAGTAACACCTTTCAGTCCATTCCAGATCAGTTTCTTTATAGCAATAGCTATTGTTCTTATGCTCTGTAAAGCCTTCTGCCTTAATGTGATTCATTATTTCTAATGATAAATTCCCAAGTCCCATATTTTTTAAAGACATGAAGCCTTCACGAGAATTAATCCTTTCAATTAAATTAATAGTCACATTAGCCACTTCCGACATTAATACATAACGATCAGATGAATCCAATATATTACATTCGGCTGAGGTTAGATTGTCTTCTAAGTATTTTTTAATCTCTGATTTTGTTGGGATATTCATAATAATTATTTTAACAGCCGCCGCTGCTTCGTGAAGGAACATAGCTACAACCACCAGATGAAGTTGTTTTATGACAACCAGTACTGTGACAGTCAGGGTCGCTATTTTTAACTACCCATCCATCAGGTGAATGAAGTAAGTCTGGATAAAGAACACCAGCATTGACAAAATTGGCACGAGTTGTATTACTGACGGTGATACCATCCTTTTTGTTACAGTTCACAAGACCACATGTCTGTTTAACGATAACTTTGATTTTGTTATTGGAAAGCACCTGTTCGCATCCATCAACATATGGATTAGCGTTTAAGCCTTTGAAAATCAATTTGGCATCAACATACATGTCTGGCTGATTTTGAACCTCTGAGAACCTGATATCGTCTGCGCCAAGAAATTCGGCAAAGTCAATCATTTTCTTACAGTCTTCAATATTATCCATGTAGCCTTTTAACAATAAAACGTTTATTCTTACTGACACATGATACTTGTGCAAGATTTCAATAGCTTCTCCGATATGGTACGGTTTTAAGACTACTTTGGTCACTTCGGTATGCTTAACCATATCATAATGCATCAGCGAAATGTTTAATGCTGTGAGACAAGGCGCAAGCTGTTCGACGATGCGTTTGTTTTTCAAGCCACTGCCATTGGTAGTGATGAAGATTTCCCTGTTGCTGATACCCTGAATGAACTCAACAAGCTTTGGATAAACGAAAGGCTCACCGCCTAAGACCAATACTGATCTAGGGTTAATTCCCTTAACCTTATCGATAAATGACTGTACGTCAGAAGCATCGCTAAGCTTTCCGCCCTTTTCGATACAGAATGCGCAATCGCCATTACAGGCGTCAGTCAGTTTGATATCAAGGGTATCTTTGTAAGCACCCATGCAAGAGTTATTCTTATTTCCTTTGTAAGTATTTTCCATGACTACAAAAATTTCATTCCGTTAATATACCAATAAATTAAAACAGCTGTGGCGATTAGCCCAAGAGTCCAAGTAAATCTTGAAAAAATACTTCTCTTTGGTGACGACCTTACGGTGTAAACAAAGATATCGAAAAGGGCAATGATTGAATACACTGCGCATATTGCCAAAATAATCAGATCGTATTTCATAATTACTTTTGTATTTTTGCAGGATATTGTTTCTTCTCAACAGGCTCATACATGTAGTTTCCGAGAACTATGACTGGAACAATGATTGTCTCCGAAAAGATAACAGCAAGAATAATATCGTCTTTACTGGTCTTGTAAGTGATGCTATCACTTTTCATTGTGTCTTCGTTTAGAAAGCCATAAGGCTGATACGTGACGCCGTCGATCACCTTTTCCTTTGCGCATGATACAAATAATGCTGCAAAAGCTAAGAGAACTAATAATGTTTTTTTCATTTTGAATATGTGTTTTATAGTTATACGAGAAAAAATTAAAAAGGTTACAATTAAAATAAGCCTAGTAGTAAATATACGCCATAAATAAAGGCGATTAAGCCATATATGAATAATACGGCGAAGGAAAGATAGCTGGTAAATGTTTCATCGATTACATCTTCATAAAAATTACCGCCATATTTGAGGTAGTAAATTAAATCTTTCCACGTTGATATAATAAAAATCACTAAGAATACAATGAAAATTGATATATTGATTCTCAGTCCAATTGATAATAGTTCTGTTACTGTCATAACTTTATAGTATTAATGTATTTGCTTATACGTGTAAAACCCTAAAAGGTTACATATCATCGAATAATTTATATTTGATGAAATATCCATCTCGCAATATTTCTAATCTATTGAGATCGCCCATCCCATCTAAAGCATTGATTTGTGCCTGTGTAGGATAACGATGTGCGATTGGATTATGATAGCAGTTGCTTCCGATTTGAATCCATCCTAAATTCATTAAATAGTCGTCAGGATTCCTCATTTCGGGGAACATAGCTAAAGCAATCTCGTAATGCAACGAAATAATATCTTCAAGTTCTTCGTCGCAAGTACCTTTATACTTATGATCTTTGCCGAAGGTATCAATAAAATATTCTTCGTTTACTCTGTCTTCTCTGTCGCTCATGGTTATACTAAGTCTACGGATAAGATATCCAAGCGTTTACCATCAACCTCATATACCCAGCCATTCCAAGCCAAGTACTTGTAGCCACTATATTTAGCCACATCATTAGCATTCTGAATGTTTCCCCACAAGGTAGGCTTCAAATCCGAATTAAATACGTCTTTCCAACTCATAGCGTTATATTTTATTACTTATACGAGAAAAAATTAAAAAGGTTACAACTATTTTATAGCTGAATCCATTAATGATTTGCCAAGCTTCATCCATGTTGAAGGTACGTTATCGGAGTATGAATATTGGTTTGGCACAAGTAATAACATGCCAATAACGCTAGCTACCAGTACGATAGTTAATAGCATCCAGATAATAAAAAGTATTGATCTCATATAATTAATTATTTATGCCACACTTTGGTTATTTTATCGTCTTTACGTTTCATCAAAGAATAGAATTCTTTATGAATTTCTTTTACTAATTTAATGAAAGCCTCAGCATACGTACTGTATATAGCTGAACCGCCAATTCCCTCATACATGACACAATCTTTATCGTATACAACATATATCGGTAGTTTATATTGTATAAAGCCAGAATTTGGGTCTTCAATATGACTAATCTCAACGATTTTATATCGCTTCTTAACAATTTTAAACAGTTTTGTTTTCATTTTGTATAATATATTTATCGATTTTTGCCCTGACAATTGCCAGCAAAGCATCTGGTTTAATGAAGACGTATCTTAATGTGAATAGAACCTTGTTGGCGTCAATAGGGTCTGAAACGTGAACCTTAATGCCCTTACCAGTACGAGACTTAATGATAATTGGGTATCCGTTATACATATTAAATGTCGTTTTCCATTCGCCATCAATATGTTTTAATGTCTTTATCTTCATACCCTGTTTCATAATTATTTCTTTAAACGTGGGAATAATTTGTAGAATCGTTTCCATGCAGTTTTCCTACATAGTTTTGGACGTCGAAGCGAATAAGCATTACTATCGCCACTGCCACGATTGATGTAGTCCTTGTTGTCTTGTCGTGGATTCTTAGCCATAGACGAATACGAGTAATGCAAATCAGCTTGCTGTTCTCTTTTAAAAACCCAATGTCTTCCAATATCTCTGTCTGACAAACTAAACAGGCTGTATATATTGTAAACGAATTCAGCATGTTCCAGCTTCATCATATAATTCTCTTTATTATCTTGAAGATATTTTAATTGAGTACGCGAAACAAAATAGTCGGTGCGAACTATTTTTAAAAATAGTTTTCGCATTGAATCGGGTACTGTCTCAATCAATGCATCAATTTCTTCCATTGTTTTCAGAACTATTCTCATGGCTTAACAATTACGAGTAATTATAAATTCATGTGGGTCGTTTGTAAGTTTTCTTTTGCACTGCGAACCATAGAGATACCCTATACAAAACATCTGGCAAGTATTTAATAACGATTGTCTGTCGCCGCCTTCGCTATTCGATAACTGAAAGTAATTATCGCTTTTAATAGCTGATTCGGTAATTAAAAGCCTATTAACATCCAAGATCAAATATACATAGAAATAGTACATGGCTTAAATATTAATTGGTTGAAGAATTTCCATTACCTTGATGTAATCATCGTCGCCAGTTCTTTCCCATTCTGACCAGTCATGAGGATTACCATCACGTGCATATACACGAAAGTCCAAATAAATTTCATTGGCATGATCTTCCAACATTAATTGCAATGCTTTGATAGTTATATCATAGTCACCATCGCCATTTTGCGAGTCATTTTCCTTACCATATGAATAGTTGAATATGGTACTAATGTAAACGTAAGGCGGCTTAAGCTGGATATCCTTTCTCAAAGTCCGAAGCATTTTTGAGCACTTTTCTGATTTCAGTTCCTTGATATCGTCAAGACTTTTTACGGCTGATCTTTCGAACCACGTATAACATGACTCAAACATCTTAGTACCAATGTTATACCAACTAAGCATCCAGACGCCATTCATATCGTCTTCGTTTCCCTTATACAAACCGTCGCAAGTAATATATGCTTTCATGATCAATAATTTAATTGTTTATATATGCTTATACGTGTGGTAAACGAAAAGGTTACAAGTTTTCGGAGATTTCTCGATTAATTTCTTTTTTTGATATTTGCTTCATTCTACTACGAGATAGCAGATCACATATATTCTCCCACCAGTTGACAAGTCCTTTTGGCGGATGAACGTCGGTCTTCCATTTGCCGAAGCCTTGCAATTTATTTTCTCTGCCGTATGGCTTCATTATTATCTAACTTTAGTTTGAAAATGTCCACATTTTAAGCAAGCTTTTCCGAAAGCTAAAACGATATATTCTTTCTTTCCCTTGCATTTACACAATGAAATGAACTTCATTACTTTCATGAGTTTATATTTTCAAGTTTGTCAATACGTTGCGTTACCCATTTAACATATATTTTATGAAATTCTAAACTTTGTTTAAATTTTCGTAAATTTTGAATTTGAGCGATATTTTTAACAGCTTCATTAAAATCAAGTAGTCCATAGTCTGTTGGGTTTGGACAGGAATTTATGACACGTGCTAAATATATATCAATATAGTATTTAGCATTGTCAATAGCTGCGCCTCTGCTTGTATAAGAATTGCAACCCACTTTTCCGCCAAGTACATCTGTACCATCGTTATCATTACATTTTATGTACCAGTCGAATGTAGTGGCATTGTAACTTTTTTCTACTTTCCAGACCTTGTAAAGGATGCCTTTGTAAAGATAACAGTAACCATCGTAACCGTATACTTTTGTTTTCATAATCATTTATATATTCCGATGAACTCTTTAAGTTCCTTGCAAAAATCAGAAGAACCAAATCCGCTTTTTAAGCGATCTCTAAGAACACGAAGTTCACATTCTTCTGGGTCAAATTGATTTTCCAAGCCATAGCATGAGCAATGACTACCCGTAACGTCGTACAACTTGCCGTCCTTTTCATATAAGACGTATGCTGAACCATCATAACCATCAATGAAATATGCTGCAAACAGGATATGAACATCCTGACAATCATTTATATCAAATGCGTTTAGAACATCACGTTTCTTTTTAAAAACGCCTAAGAACACAGGCTTTTGGCTAATAATCTCTTGCAAATCTCTCATACTATCGAACTTTATTCATTAAGGCAAATGCCATTTCTTTTCTTCCTTCCGTGATCTCACGTTCTTCATTAGTCAGGCTCATGGTTTTAAGCATGCGTTCAGATTCGTGAAAGCTCTTATGAAGCATGCTATACATGAATTTGGATTCTTCCTTTGAGAAATCGTCTTTGTTAGTTGCTGACATAATATTTATTTATATAGGTTTCCGACTAGTTTCAATCTATATGCCTTACCTTGACCACGTTCCTCTGAACAACGCATATTTGGAAAACACATTTCCAGTAAGAATCTCTTTGCGTATATCAGACTAAACGAATTACGATCATTCTCATAATCAAACCATCCCCAATAATCATTGGTCATGTCATTGTTATCGCCTGTAGGCGGCTTAGTCTGATTTTCATGTACCGTCATTTCGACTTCAACGATTTCATCAGCATTATGACCATACATGCTTGCTAGTGATGCATGGATTCCAAAATGTTCAAGGTACTTACCATTGAACACAGCCCTTTGCAAGGTTGGAAACCCTGTAGGCAGAATCTTTAAAGCAAGCTTTTCTTCGATGTTGTCAGGATATTCCTCGATTTCTTTCCTTGTCATTGGAAATATTTCTAAGCCAATCGTATCTTGTTCAGATACAAAATCATTGCATTCCTGTTCAGTGCCAACCAGCACTCCCTGATCCTCGTCTTCCGAATATGTAAAATCCAATACCTTATGTGTTTTCATATCAGCTTATACGTTAAAGATTGAAAAAGGTTACAACTTATTTGATCTATTTCTTTTCATGTAATTCATAATTCTTAACGATCTTCATCAAGTCAATCTTCACACACATTTGCTCAAGATTCTTATCATCTAAAAGCATTTGTTGCTTATCGTTTATCATAACCCTGTTAATATCGTCGCCCTTTTTTACAAGGAAACATGCCACGCCTACAAGTCCTTTAATGCCATTATCAGTATCTTTTGTCGCCCAATCTGTAGTATCTTTATCAAGATACCATTCAAAGCCTTCCGCATTGACGAAAACTGGTTTAATGCCATTTTCCCAAGGATAAAAATTAAAAATTCCCATAGTGTGTTTTATTTAAATTCAGCAAATAATTCGTCAATCGTTGTTAATGTTGGAGTCTTACGATATAGCCACTCAAAATCAAATGACGGACGCCATGTCTTTGATGTCGTATTAAATATGATATATGTGTGTTCTTCACTTATAAGCATTTCGCCCTCAAATTTTTCAGATAGTAATCTTCTTGTGGCTTCGGTGTCTTTTATATATCTGAGATAATCAGTAAATACTTCGTTTATATTAACCATGATATTTAATTAATTTGCACACCGTTTCTTTTGATAACCAATTTATCGTCCCATGTCTGACCATCGGCATAGACACAGCTTTGTCTTTATAGCCACAGTCGTAGCATTCAAACTCATACATCGGTGTGCCATCTTTCAGTTTGTATTTCAAGCTTCTGAAATTATGGGTATGATCACATTCCTTTGTCTTAAATAAATTCTTGAACTTAAACATTAAAATATGTTGTTAAGGTATTAATGATATATTCAGCAAAATCATCCTGAATCTTTGCGGCATCAGTGCCTTTAAGAGCTAAGCCGCCAACTCCTGTAAGGTGTCCCCAGCCACGTAGGATGATGAACTCACGCTCGTTATCGTCATGATCATAAGCAAAGATAATACCATCACGATACGTCAAAACTGTTGGCAGATTGATAGTAGGTATAAAGCCAACGTTGTTGATAACTTTAACAATTTGCTGTTGTTGATCTGGGTTTAAAATGAGCGCATTTGCATACAGCATCTTCATTGGAAAATCAAATGCCATGTGATTGTTACAAAACGTTTTGCCGTAATGATACTCTAAAGGAAGATAAACTTCCTGAAAAGTTGGCAGTGCTTTTGCTTCTTTCTTTTTCATAATGTCACGTTATTGCTGACCAAGCAATTCTTACCTGTACGTCAAGGTCTTCAAAAAAATTCTTGTCATTCATAATTGAATTATTTTATTACTTATACGTTCAAAGTATATAAATGTTACATTTATCTGTGATTTTTTTCATACCTTATACCAGCTTCTAAGGTTGAAACAACTGACATTTCTTTACTATTTTTCATATCAGGCGTTCTGCCTTCCTCATGCTCAAATGCTTTTAAAGCTTTGCCATGATTTATATTTCCTAAAGAACTGTAATAAGGCTCAAACCATATATAGCCAACCATATAAAAAGCCAGTTTCTTTTCATCAGAGTGATTCTTCAAAGGATATAAATGATGCTTAAAAGCACATTTGGAAGTCCTTATATTCAGTAAATTATAGCCTTTAGGCGTTGTTTTAATAAGCCTGAATGCTGTACGAGCATTGCCACAAACGATATAATCGTTTCCAAGCACAAGAGTTACTATTTTTAAATTATTAAACATAGTACTAAATTACAAATTGCAGCATTTTACTAATAGTGTCCTCAATTGTTGCACAATTGATAGCAGTGCCAGTCACAACAATTGTGATCTTATCATGATACCAATACCATCTGATTTCAGATGTTATTTCGCATGTTACGAAATTCTTTTCGCAAAATTTTGGAAAATTCCTCTTAAAAACCTTTGCAATGCCATGAGGTAGTTTAAACGTCAAAGTGACTTCGTGTATCTGTTCCATAAATATTTTAAATTAGAGTGAGCACCCAATTGTATGCCTTTATCTCACCTTTCAGCCGATTAATTGTTTCTTGTAGTTGTGAACCCTCGCCGCTAAGCATGTCGATCTGGCATAAGCCAGAGTATTTCTTTTCAGCTAATTTCAAGTCAGACTTGCAAAAAGCCAAAGCTTCTTCAATTACTGTTGTTGCTTTCATCCTAAATATGTTTTGGTTATGAGATCATTATCAATTTCAAGGTTAAACCTTTTCAGGTGGAGATCGCACGTTATGATATAATCATTTTTATCACAACGTGTAATACGCCATGTATACCCAGCGTCTTCTATCAATTTTACGGCATCATATTTAACCATGCCAATGATATCGTTTAGCAATTTATCAGTTTGACTTGATTGGTTTAAATCCATAGAATTAACAACTCGTTTTGACCATTCTGAGAACCATTTAACTCTGGCAAGTATCTCCATGCATGTCATTTTGCTTAAAGAGTCTGCATCGAAATGCAAATCAAATCCGTCAACAATCATAGAGGACAGGTCTTTATTGATCTTAATAATAGTCTCAGCATTTTCGGCAGCAATACCCATCGCAGTTGTCGCAATTGATCTATCAATACAATCTATTTTTCTGCGAAAATCTGATAGTCCTGTTCGTGGCATGTTGCAACACTTTGCATCAATAACCTCATTAAGAACTTCATCATAACTTTTCCTTGCATTATTTATATCTTTTGCTTCCATCTTAAAATGTTTTACCGTTGATAACAAGCTTCCAGTCATTACTATAACACCAGTCGGCGATTTGCTCGTTGGTTGAGTTATCGAAAAAACAATTGGCAAATTCGTCTCGTGTGCCTTCAAATATTTCCCCATTATCGACTGACACTAAATCTGTACCCTTTTCCATGATATCTTATTTATTATTTATACGTATGAAAATCAAAAATGTTACAACTTATCTAAATTTATCGCAATCTTGACAGTTCATTAATCTAGGACACTAGTTGTCAGCGTCATAGAGATCGCCATATACGCATTTTTTTGGTATGGGTTCTTTACGATCTTTCTTATAGATTATTCGAAGTTCTTCGAAAGCATCGACAACTTTCATAGCCGCTAGTTTTTCATCTTTTGATAAAAAGGATTATTTGGACAGACCAATTACCACGCCTCTAAGCGTATTGATAGATCGTAACAACGAGTTCCGATGTTTTATATACTCAGTATTCATAATTTCAAATATTAACAAGATCAAAACCAACTAATTCGAATACAACATTTCCAAAGCCTGAGAAGTCATTTAAGTCTTTCATGACAAAGTGTTGCCAATAGCAAATGAAGCTAGCAAGGTCTCTCGAATACCAATCCACTGAATACTTGTCAAGTCTGCCATGAGGCGTAACCTTAACAGGAATCGACAATTCCAGATTAGTTTCAAATGTGAAATAGCTACAGCTATGAGAGAAAGGCTTTAACCGATCTTTGTCCGTAAGCATTCCATGCTTGTTCAAAATGTTGATTCTATCCATGATATGTATTTTATTGTTTATACGCGTAAAGTCAAGAAAGGTTACAATTTCGATATAATTTTATTCTTTGGTTCTAGCGTAACATCGTCAGGGTTCTTGTCATTCAAGATGGCAGATATCCTTCGATAAGCAACAGAGGCAGTTTCCATGCCGATGTTCATAGCTTTTAAGACTATCTCGAATTGTTTTGCAATTGGTATGCCTTTGATAGTATCAGCCATACGATTATAAGTCACTTCGAAATCATTTAGCATTGGTACGTTATCAACGATTAGCCTTTGTGCTAATTCAAAAGCGGTGTTGTGTCTAAGAGCCAATTCTCTTTTTTTCTTTGATTGTACTCTCCTTGCAAGTATATTGTAATCGAGAATTATAGACCAATCATTTTCATCCATGATATCCCTCTTATCCATATTGTCGAGCCAATCGACAACCTGACAGATTACAGTAGTGTTTAGATTAACAGTTAATGGAATGCCTTTAAGCCTTTCCGAATGCACATAGACTATCTCTTTGAAGTCTGGACATGTGAAAGAGATAGTCTTATGTTCAATCCTACCCATCGAACCAATAGCTTTAAAATTAACACGTATTTTCATGATCAATAATTTATTACTTATACGTGCCAAGTTTAAAAAGGTTACAGATTTAAGAAACTTTCCATAGTTTTTCTTGGTTGATTGGCTGTTTAGTTTTTTCGCCATATTTTAAAAACACACGTGTAAACACTTTTTCGCCTCTACATATAGTTCTTATTTGCTTGACTGACAAATTTAATAGATAGGACGCCTCATAAATATTAGCAAATTTATTGATAAGCTCCCCTTTTATATTGAATTGATTCACAGTGTACATGCTACACACAATTTTTTCATAGACTTTATGATTATCCCTTCGTTTCTGTTTTTCATGTTCTCGTATGGAATCAAACTTTAGTTTTGTTGGAATAACGCCGAACAACTCTATCAACTCGTCACTTCCAAACCAATATGAGCCATGTCGCAATCTTGTTTTCAATGTTGCACTGGAAAGTATTGAATATAATAAAGAACAGCCTGAGCCTTTAATAATTTTATAATCTTTAAAGACTTTAGTTGCGGCTTCTTTTATCGAATTCCATATTTTAATCTGACAGCCATTAATATCGTATTGTACAGCCTGTTTATACTTACTTTCAGACAGTTTAAGCAACGTATTTGCGTCACGTGTCTTACCTACCCAATAGCCTTGCGTACCGTCCCAAAAGCCACGTTTACCGTCTAGCATCCATTGTGCATTTACCAGAGGATTTTTTTCGTTATATTTTTTTACAACTTGCGATAGCTTCTCGTCAAACCACTCGTCGTCAGCGACAACAGATAAAGGCTCGATATCAATAAAAGTATTATCTTCAAATATTTTACGAATACTGTCCTTATGATATAATGTTTGAATTTTCGACCTCTTTAGATCGCCATCAGCATTTACCTTTTTACTGGTCTTTCCAATGTAATGATATTTGTCGCCTGTCTTTACGCCGTAAATAATATTTTCAGCCATTATGTATTAGATTTATTTATGCAAAAATATGAATAATAATTCATTGATGCAAGTATAAATGAAAAAAGGTTACAAAAAATAACGAATATTTCCTGTAACCTTAACTATTTAGAAGCAAATCGGTGCTTAAACCTTTGCTTTCTCGTATTCAAAAATTGCCGCCTCTGCAAGTAATTTATTGGCTTTAGCCTTTTTCAGATCGACGATGGACTGTATGAAATTGCGTTCCAAATCAGCACGATTTGGTTTGAGTTCGTCGGCGTAAGTCGCCTGATCGTTTACCTGACTTTCATCAGAATCAACATCAAGCTCAGCGATTTCAGCTTTAACTACCTTAACTTCTTTTTCGATAACGCTATCGAAAGCCAATTCGCCCTGTGCTGCATTTGCTTTTTTTGCAATATTTTTGCGTGAGGCATCATTATACTCAGCGACAACAGTTTTGATTTTCGAAACGAAATATTCAATATTGCCCTCTGTTATTTCGCCGCCGCACCATTGAATTAGTGCTTTTTTGTTTTTCTTCTGAGTGGCATCGACATATTTAATCCATCCGAATTCAGCGAATCGGATGTGATTCACCATACTGCCAACACCAAAAAATTCCGAAATCCTTACGATTTTGCCTTTGTTATTTTTTTTCGTGAAAACCATATCACGAACGGCTGGATTTCTGTCGCACCCTTCTTTAACCGCATAAACTAAGTCAGCGATTTTGTAGAAACTTTCATTACGTTTAATCATTGTTAAATAATTTTATTGTTTATATTTGCTTATACGTTAAGCTTTTCAAAATGTTACAAATAAATGGCACTATTTATCATTCCATTTGGTTTTAGGCAATAAATCAGACAAATCTTCATTGTTGCACATTTTTCTGTCAAAGATTTCCCATTCTTCATCAGACATATCATTTTTCCAGCTATCCCAATAACGAAACCATTTCCAGTATTCGCCGTCAACCCTATCCGTTGTTGACTCTGGGTCTACGCCAAATCTACTCAATTGCTTAACACAATACTGCAGCTTTTCAGACATTTCTGAAAGATTCGTATTTATTTCGGGAGTCATTTCATATCTACCATGACTTATATCGTGATTGGTACGCCAGATATAACCGCCAATGGCGTCAATGAAAAAATATGACATAGCTTCATCAAAGCCTTCGATTTCTTTTTTTTCTTCTTCTGTTATCATTGTTTTAATTTTTATTCGAATTATAATTGAATCATTTTCGAATAGAACTTCCTTGCCGTAAATAATTCTGGCAGAGCCTTTTTTATGTCATTGACAACAATCGTCGTCTCTTCAAATTTGCCAACGCTATATGTGCCTGAAACCACACTGTTATTTAAGACAGCCACTTTAACATAGCTTCCTTCGCCAGTTGAAACGTTGTACACCTTTAATCCTTTTAGCTCAAGTGGTAAGCCCTTTTAATTCGTATATATTATCCATTAATTTATTTATTTCTTGATTATACGATGAAAAATAATAAATGTTACAAAAAATCGCATTTAAATGCGATTAAAATTAATATTTGCGTATTTATATTAAACGATATGAGTAGACCAAGATTGACCGAACAGGATAAGAAAATAAAATTAAGCATAACTATATCCAGAGAGTCGAATATAGTTTTAGAAAAATTGACGAATAACAAATCAAAATTTATTGAAGAAATTATAATGATAATCGCAAATGAAAAGAATCGTAAATAAAATATACTTAATATATAAATTTACAAATAAATTAAATGGCAAATCATATATAGGACTTACTTGCCGAGGTTTGGAATTGCGAAAATATGATCATTTATATTCTGTTTCAAAAAATTCGCAATATCAATTTCATCAAGCTATCAGAAAATATGGTATTGAAAACTTTAATGAGGAAATATTGGAGAAAGATATAATGTCTTTAAAAGAAGCTAATGCTCGTGAAATATTTTATGTTAATTATTATAGCACATATGTAAATGGATATAATATGACTGTAGGCGGAGGCTATCGTAGTGAATATGTTCTGTCAGATGCTTCGAGAGAAAAAATGAGGCAAGCAAAACTTGGCGTTAAACAAAGTGATGCAACAAAACTAAAACATTCAGTAGCCTTAAAAGGCATACCTAAGTCAGCTGAGCATAACATAAATGCGGCAAAAGGGCGTATAGGCGTAAAACTATCAAATGAAAATTGTGATAAAATGTCTAAACGTATGTTAAAAAGATTTTCAGGATCAAAAAATCCAGCAGCAATAAGAATTAATATCTATGATAATCTTGGCAATATAGTCGTTGAATGCAATGGTAACTTTGAACCTACATGTAAAAATTTAGGCTTACCATTGATTGCTCTTAGAAAATCATCATACAATAATGGTAAGCCTATATACGCATATAAAAATATGAAAAGGGAGGTGTTAAACAGATTTGGAGAATATGTCGGTTGGTATGCTCTTAAGTTATAACGATAAACATGATTTATCAATTTCAATACATTCAGCCAAGGTATTGGCTGAATTTTTATCACTTCGGCGTATTTTATATACTGGATGTAACACAGAATAATTACCTTTATTGTCTTGTGATAAACCAGAGCATTTAACTTCAAGAATTGTATTTAGCAATATATCCTGATTTACTGTAACATAAGCCATTTCATCTTCATCAAGTCCTGTCGGTGAGGTTTTTAATAATCCGTCTTCTGATTCGACATTGACACTCGAAATTAGCTCTGAATTTTTACCAGTCCCGTAATTAAAACCTGTGATTCTAAGATCAAGATTTACCTCTTTTTTTATTTTTTGCTGCCAAATTGGTTTACCATCCATCCAGACGCCCTCTAAGGATTTTACGACCGTTCCTTCGCCATTTCTTGTCACAATTTCTTTGAAATGATCCATAGCATCTTCAATGTTTTTTATCTGTCTTGTTTCGACAATTGAGATCATCTTGAATCCTTTCAAAGTTTCCTCTAATTCAGCAAATCTAACTTTGTAGGGTCTGACGCATTTTCGTGAGAAGTATTCGTCAATGGTAAGAATATCCCAAGTAGTGTATTTTACCAACTTCAATGCTTCATAGTAATCCATATGCTTTAGCTCAAACTTTACCACCTCTTTTGTAACATCATCGCCTGCAAGCTTCTTAGTTGAAATGCTTATCAGTGAGGCTATAATACCATTTGCTTCGAATCGTGATATTTCCCCACCCATTGTTAGCTCACCATTTAGAACACAATCCTTTAACTTAATTAATTCTGAAAAGAATAATGGATTTTCTAAAATAGTTGGTTCACCTTGTCTGGATTCATTTGCTAATTCGCCGCCCTGAATTATACAATTCATATATCTGCCATCCATCTTCTCTTGGCTAACACAATCGCCTTTAGCTAATAATTTAATTAGGCCTTCCTTTGAGTAAGGTTTGCAGCCCATGTAGCCTGTTTTCTCAATCAGGTTTGGGATAACTTTATTGATATTGCGTGTGCCAATGCCGATCTTACAGTCCTTGTCGATGATTCGCTCAATAATGTATGCATCGTCTGGTTGAAGTTGCGTGAGTATCTTCATCAAATATTGATGTGCGGCATAGCCTGTGACTTCACGATTGCTTAAAGCTGGTAGTTGATTTAAAGCCCAATCGAGATCAAACGTTGTACTCGATTTCTCATAAAGTGGTAATTGTTTGATGTAGTACTTAACTCTTTTAGAGCAAGCCGCATACAGAACCTTTACTAAGAGTTCATTGTCTTTGTATCTGGATAGAATCGCCATTTTTTCATTGGTACTCGATTCATTCGCAATTTTGTCGAAAATCTTTTTAATGCTCATATTTTTATAATTTAATAATTCCTAATTGTTTTAACACTTCTATGAAACGATCACACGTCATAGCTTGAATTACTTCGCCATCAACCCAAGTACCACTTACGTAC